CAATAACAAAAGAGAAATTTAAGGAAGTAAGAACTAAGCTGCAATACACACAAAGAGAACTATCTGAGATGCTAGGAGTGACTATAACGAGTATCTCACGTTATGAGAATGGAGAGCGAGCCATTAGCAGAACTATATCGCTTCTTTTGAATAGAATATATAAGAGTGAAAGATAGGAGAGAAACATGCAAAAACAAATAACAAACGAAATGCTAGATGCTTTTTTAGGAGATGCAACTAACAAGCAAGCTAGAATAAATCTTATAGATGAATGTAATAATGACGAGCAAGTTAAGCAAGATGTTTGGGATTATTGGAGAGAATTGCATTTTTCATGGCAAGTGCAGAGTACAAGAAATAAAAACCAATAAAAATAGTCGTGTCTGTCTATCATTGCATTGATATAGCTATGCAATGATATATTATAGGCACGACTATTTTTTTATTTTAATTAACATATATTATATGCAGTATAGTACTGCAGTATATTACTGCATAGATAGAGTAGTATATTATTGCCGTCTGGCAAATAGACTTAAGGCTAATTATACGAACGAGAAAAAAACTGTCAAGATAATAATTTATTGATGCTTTATGACATAGCTATAAACAAAGTTTCTAATGTCTGTCATGTCTCTTTCAAGTGGGTTTAACTCTCTAAAATAGAACCAATAAGCTTCCAATGTTAGCTCTGTCATTCTTTGGGTAGAGCCTACAATCAAGTCTAGTTTTATCATGTGAGTAACGTACTTTTCTTTAGTCTTGTAAAACTTTGCATACTTTTTAAGTATTGCTATTGGGCTATTCTTTTTCATTGACCACCTCAAATCCCGTCATTGCATAACCCATTATGTCTTGCCATGAATCAGTGTGATCTGGTGTTTCCATTAACCTTGCCATTTTTAGACCTATCATACACAAAGCAACTTGCTCTGGTTCTACCTTGATGTTTAAGATCACAGACCATAGGTTAGCTATTCTAGTATGACATTCTAAAATAGAGCCATAGCTTTCGCCACGATCTTGTAATACATCTGCCGTTTTCTGTAATAGTTCAAACTTATCCATCTATAGTTTCCTCCAAACTAGCTCTCCGAACAAAGACTGGAGTGTAATCTCCAACGTAAGCACCAACCACATTAAAATAAAAATAGTCGGTGGCATCTTCTTCATTCATGCCATCTCTTTTCATTAAGACATCTATGCAAGTAGCATAATCGTAGACTGCGACTTCATTCTTATTAGGGCTAGGTATTGTTATGCCTATAAAGGCTTTCTCAAATCCATCAGCTAGTAACATTCATTGTCTCCCTTACAATATAAAACCACGTTTCAAGATCAACCTCACAAACAAGATCATGTCCACCGCTAAAGTTCCTTGATAGAATGTCTAAATTAATTACACATTTAATAGGACAATTATTAAACTTATAGATTAAAACTGGTGTTAGATTCAGTCTCAAAGCCGATTCTCTAGCTTGCGTTAGCCAAGCTTGTCGATAAGCACCACCAGATTTGTAAGCTTTACATTCGATAGACCAGCCTGGAATAATTATATCAGCCTGACCTTTGGCTTGATATTGATCCAAGTTTCTTTTTGCATCAAACCCTAGATTCTCCCTTATCATTGTGCAAATCTTTCTTTCAAAAGATGCACCTTTATTACGGCTATCTGCCATTATACATTTCCTTCCATTCACGATTCCGTTCCATTGCCATTGCTTCTTGAGCTTGCTTTAAAAAATCATTCGCTTTGACTTGCCCAAGAGTTGCTAACTCAATTTTATTCATTGTATCTGGTGTTGGGAATCTTTCCGATTTAATCAACCGACAAATAGCCGATCTAGTTAGACCTGATTTGATGGCAAACTTATTCTGGTTTAGTTTATTTGATGTTATGTATTCATGTAGTTTCATAATTAGATATTATTTAGATGTTGACAGTCTGTCAATAAACATTATTAATATGTTGACAATAAAGATTACTGAGAATAACATGATACTTAATGAACTAGCAATTGGAGATGGTGATGGAAAATAAAAACATATATTATTACTACGATCATACTTATGGAACAGGTGAGGAGATCGGAAACTTCGGAGAATTTCTTGATTTTATGGAGGATAGTTATGACAAGAAGAGGCACTCTGTCCAAAGTTCTTTAGAAGAATTTGAAGCTTGTTGTCAGCAGAATAATGATCCAGAAGATATGCTTGAGTCCAGCCCTAAGAAAAATGTTAAGGTGTATGGAGTTAAATTGAATATAAACTTTTGTCTTGATACAAACATAATGGCTGAAATTACTAAGGGCGAAACGGAAGAGCAAGCTATTAAGAAGTTAGAGGATATAAGGGATTGGCATTACAAGCAAATAGATACGGCTAATACTGAAGGCACTTTGCATGATCTATTAAAGGATTATATTTTTAAGAGAGGCTATTACTTTGACTTACATCATACTGATGTGGAATTTAGTGAAGAGAATGTTGAATGTATTGACGAGTATGTAAAGGAGTAGATGATGGCTAAAGAAACACCAGACTATAGAAAATCTTTTGGGATTGACCATGAGTCATCAAGCAATGGCACCGCAAGCAAAGATGAGATGGTGCTAAAGCATTGGCTCAGAAAAGAACATAAGATGAGGTTTCCAATGGGAGCTAGACCTATCGCTGGGATTAACGCACAGACAGGTGCAGATTGTGCTTTAGGATTACACAACTATAGCCCGATAAAAGGCCAGCAAGAACCTATGGATATCAATGAAGCCGTAAGGTTTGCTTTGACTGAGTATCAAGACTACACACCTAGAAAATGGGATAACGGAAAAGATGCAGAGGAATATGAGGAGTTCCGTGAACACCTACCAGAAATGATTAAGCACGCAGTCGAAGGATTAAAACAGTTTTTTGATGGTGTTAATAGGATCGAGGGCGAATCAATGAAGTACCATGATGAGCCTTTAATTGATGTTCCGATTATGTTATTCCAAGATTACTCTGGTGGTGGCAAACAAATCGATTTAAAATGTTCCCTACCAATGAGAAACCCACCAAAAAAAGATGGTACTAGAACGTGGAGAGTTCCTAAACCTAAGACAGAGCCAACTGCACAACAAGTTATGCAACAGGCAGTCTATTGGAAGGCGACGGGAGAAAAGCCAGCTTTATTATTTGTAACATCTGCTGGATATAACATTGTAGATGAAAGTAATTGTGAGTACTTAGAAGAAGATAACCTTCAAAAGGCTTATGATAGTATGGTTCATTCTTGGTCAGTTACCCAGAATTTACTAAAGGCAAGCAATGGTTCATGGAAAACATTAGCTGGGTTAGTTCAGCCAGATATGGTGCAACTATCAGCTAGGCATGGACCAAATATAATTAAACTAGCGAAGCAACTTTGGGAGATATAAGATGTATGAAGAAGCAAAATACCCTAGTGAAACAGAAACTAATGATGCTATTCCTAATGGGAAGCCCAAGATATCCACAAGTCTTTTTGTTGAGCTAACTATGGATATAGCCGATTGGCTCATGTCGGCTAATTTGGGAGCCGAAAAATATAAAAGTTTCCTTGTTAAAGAAGATGGGGTTGAGTCCTTTAATGAGGAGGGTCAAGATATTTTTAATGGGTGGAATGAAGACGTTGAGCAATCTTTACACACCTATTTTGAAAGAGAGGAATAAACCATGACAAATCCAAAAACCTTACGAAGAAATACCGATCCATTTACCAGCCATGAATCTGCGGAGAAAGTGGACACGAATAGAATGGAGGGAATCGTTTATGCAGTCATAGATTCTTTTGGAGAAACAGGTTGTATATCAGATCAGGTGCAGTATGCCTTGCCTGAATATCGATACAGCACGATTACAGCACGATACAAGCCACTAAAAGATAAAGGTCTAGTAATGATAGACGGAAGAGTTGTCAAAGGAGAGTCAGGCAGAAATCAATTAAGAATGTGGAGTGCCAGACATTTTTTACACCAGACTATAACTGAAGAAGATATATTTCAGTCGTTAGCTGAAGCAAAGGCTGGGATATGATGACCGAAACTGAGCAATATCACGCTCAAGCTATAGATGTTTTAGATGCACGAATAGCTAAACTAGAGGATAAGCACCGAATCGCAACACAACAAAATGACGTGCTTATGGATTTATTACGTAAACTAATAAGAGGTGACAATGAGTAACTTAGCTAAAACTATGGATGCCATTGCAGACTTACACAAGTCTCATGGTGTCAAACAAAAAGGTGGCAAACTCTATACACAGGTTGTGCATAGAATGGAAGCCTTTAGACGAATACATGGAACTGATTTCGGTGTTGATACTGAAATACTTGTCAATGATGGTACAAAAGTAGTTGTAAAAGCTATCATAACGGACAAGGATGGTAGGGTAATTGGTTCTGGCATGGCAGAAGAAATAAGAGGACAAGGCATGGTTAACACTACATCTGCCCTAGAAAATGCGGAGACAAGTGCGATAGGTCGTGCTTTATCTAGTCTAGGTTTGGCTGGTGGCGAATACGCAAGTGCTAATGAAATGGATGCCGTTATCAGGAAGACTGATGCCATTGAGCAACAAAAGATAGTTGAAAAACCCAAGCCTGTAGAAGAAGCACCGAGACCAAAGCCTATTACTGAAGCACCAGAAATAACAGACGAGCAAAGAAGGGAGAAACATCAAGAAAAAATAGCAGACTTCGATCATTGGTGTGGGCAAAAGAAAGTGGTGTCAGAACTACATGCCTATTTTAATGATAGCAAAGAAACCATTGAGGGTATCAAAAAGCACAACCCTGATATCTTCGCTAAGATAATAGACGTATTTACAAAACATGAAACTGCACTAGAAAGGAAATTCAATGTCTAATCGTTATATAAAAACTGCAAACATCACACTATATCCAAACTCTGAGGGTAAGGCTACTCATGGTAACTCAAATTGGAAGCCGTATAAAGATGGTTCCCCAGCCGACATTCACTTGAGAAAGGATGCTAAGTATTCCGTCAAACTATTTGGGAATGATGATGGCACATTCGGATTAAGCATATCTGAAGTTGTCGTTAACACTTACACAGATAGTATATCTGATGGTGTGTCGCAACCTGCAATGAGGTCTTTAGCTGAAACAATTGACCCACCTAAAAGCCCGATAGCTGAAATGAGTTCTGGATTGAGTGACGATGAAATACCATTCTAAAGCGTATTATTCTACGCAAGAAGCTACCGAATTGATGTTTGGCGATACACCAAGCAATAGAAAAAGACTTCTCCGTTTGTTACAGAACGGGGAGGTCAAAGGTAAAAAATTTGGTAAAAGATGGTTTGTCTACGCAAGTGAAATAAAGGGAGAAAGCTATGAATGGAGTTAAAAAAGAACCTTTAACAAGAAGAACTAAGGCACAAATGGAACATGATCGCAAATACCCTACGCATAATAAATGCAGAATGTGTGGGGAAAATCTTGGTCATATAGATAACAGACGAAATGCAGCAAAAATGTGTATCGATTGTAGAGGTTATGGATCAGGTGGCAATGTCCATATTAGGCAACTGTTTAAAGAGCTGTCGAGTAAAAACCTAGAGCCAGCCGAAGACGAAATGTTTTTTGAAGATGCTGCAAATATAGAAGTTGACGATGCAAGGTACATAAGAGTGCCTACAGAAGCAACCTATGGTGGGTCTGGGTTAGCTGAGATTATGAGTAGCAGTTCTCCTCATCATAGATACAAAGATGAATCAGAACATGCTAAAAAAAGATACAGCTACAGAAACGGAAGGGAAAGCTGAACAAAGATTACTTTTTTTTCTTCATCTTCTTTTTCTTGGTAGACTTTTTCGGAGGTCTACCTTTTTTGCTTCCGTAAGTTCCAACACCATAAGGCATATCTTTCTCCTTTATTTTGTTATCGTTAACACATAATTTGCAATCAGGGTTACATTTTTCTAAAACACAGTCAATAAATTCCTGACCTAACACTTCCATCTACGTCTAGCCGCTTTACCTCTTGGACCTGTCCAACCTTTAGACCTAGCACAAAAACTCTTTCTTCTTTTAGCATCTTTACTACCAGCTTTAGCTTTACCTGTAACTGGTGCTTTTAACTTACTTCCTGTAGCACGATTATATTTGGCTCTGCCTTTTGCAGTAAGCCCACCACCCTGTTTAACTGATCGTTTTTCTCCACGACCAACAGATAGATTTACACTTTTCTTTTTCCTAGCCATCAATTAATCCATGTCTATAACCATTAAGCCTATCGTATGTAAGCAATTCTTTTCTTGGTTCTTTAACGTAACTGCAATGAATCCAGCCACTATTACCACCAGTATAACACTCTAATATTAACTGATCGAATGGTAGATTCTCTTTAATCCACACAGCTAGATCATAATTACTTACACCAGCTACCTCAAAATCTGCCGCCTGACCTTTACAATGCTGGCTGTCCTTAGAAGAACCTATCGCTATTGATAACTCAGGGCATCTGTAGCCTGACGATATAACAAACGATCCATACTCATTACGAATAGGTTGTAATATTTTATCAGCTAAAGCTCTTAAATTAAAGATAGCATCAGCATCAGGATCATTTGGTATCCCTCGTCTTTCTGCTGTTTGGCTCTTGCACAATTCATAAAGAGTAAAGTTTTTTGATAGTTCCATTATGTTTTCTTCTTTCTTTGTTTTTTCTTTAAAACCTGAACGTGGAGTCGGTAAAAGTAATTACCAATCTTATTAAAAAACTTAGATATATCGAGCCAGCACCACATCATTCCATTAATCCTTTTTTAAAAATTCTACGTTAGGTTCTTCCATGCCAAGCTCTGTATAGCTCTCAGCAATAACTTCTTTTTCTATTTCTTCAAGACGCTCCTCAGATGGAGTCCTTGTCATATGCACGTTAATTAAAATTGAATCCTCCAAAGCGTAAACAGCTTTCTTAGAACCCGCTGGAGATGGGAAGGTTTGAGGTGCTTCTACAGTTATCCTATCAGTAAACTCAGAGGTAACTATGATCTTGCCTTTAAGCAAAAACGATAGATGAGAATGTCTATGTATCTTGCCAACAGCGGTCACACCTTTAGGTATAAACATTTCTCTAGCGTAAACACCAGCGTTGTATTCTTCTAAGTATTCTGAGAAATGGTGAGTTAATGTTAGCTTATCTTTTGCATCTTCGGCTTCACCTCCAGCGATAGCCTTATTTAACTCTTCCTCGTATTGAGCAACCGATGCTTTTAACCTGGCTGGGTTGTTCGATTTCATTTTGTTAATCCCTTATACTTCTCGAAGCTGCGAAGTCCGCCCAATCCGAGCATTCCCATTAAAACTGTCATAAGTGAACCCATGTCAAATGTAGGTAATTCAGGTATAATCACGTTTAAATAAGCACACACAAATAAAGTAACAGGTGCAAGCACAAAATGCCAACACAAAGCAACGCCACATGTCCAACCAATAAAGGGTCTCCATCCGCTTACGAAGATGGATTTGTGCTGTGCTTCTGCCTTGTTTATTTCTATCTGTCCTTTAGCTAACTCTTGTGCATGATTTTCTGCCATTGTAGCTACATCGTGAGCCAACTTATTCTTCATATCCTTATCTTCTATAAACTTTCCAAGAAGGTTAGAAACTGGTCCAATTAATGCTGATAACATATTGATTTCCTTTAATAAATTTGTATTTTTGTTGAGTCTACTTCTGGAACTAACTTACAGAAGCATTGATAGGTCTTCTCTTGTCCATTCTTCATAATCGTTTGCCCATGTAAAACATTCTTAAATGACATACAAGTGTTAGCGTTTTCAAAATGTAGCCCTCCTTCTGGTGCTCCAGATAAATAGCACACCAATAAAAATGCAGGTTTCATTTCTTATTCATCCATGCCGTTGTTCCCATATAGGCACCAACTATACCTGCTCCACTTAAATAAAACAAATTACTTATATCCGACAAAGCTTTTACTCTTTCAATATCAATAATAAACATAGCTAACGTAAACGCACCCATAGCTATTAAGGTTGCTCTTGCCATTCTTAGTTGAGCTAACTGCTTTCTTAATAAAGTCTCAGTTTCTTTCATTACTTTAGCATTTTCTAATTCTTCGTCAGTAACGATCCCATCACCATCAAGGTCATATTCATTATACTTGCTGTCATTTTGTAAGGTTTTTTTCATTCGCTTTTTTTATCTCCTCTATTGTTCTAAAACAACCAGTACAAATTTTTTTCTCATCTAATCTGCAAAGACCTACACATTTATTCATTTAGCAATGCTCCTTAAACTTTCCATGACACTATCAATAGATGGTTCTTTTCCATTGGGATTATAAATACATTTATATTTGCGTGGGCATGAAGTTTGCACTTCTGTAAATTCAATCTCAAATGTTTTACCTGCACCTTGATATATACAAGCTAACCCACCTTTATAAGCAATCATTTTCTTTCTTAAACACATAGTGTATTTAGGTTCTTTTATTATACCTTGATTTAATTTTTGTTGGTATGTGTAACTTTTTGCATAAGCCTTAAAATAAAAGAGAAATATCATAATAAGAACAGCCATAAGACAGAAAGCTATTCCAACAGTTTGCAAAGTATCAATTAATTCTTTTTGTTGTTGTCTTTTTTCTACTCTAGCCAATCTATTAGCTTCTTTGGCTTCAGATATCTTATTGGCTCGTTCTGATATGATTTCATCCCAAGCCGTAGGTCCAAATCTAAGGTTAATTATATTTTTTAACTCTTGACGTTGTTCTTCTAATAATTTTTTATCAATAAAACTTTCTGCTGTACTTTCAACAGAGCCAAACTGTTGAGCTAAAGACATACCCTTGCCTTGTTTTTTATTCATTTGAGATTCGCCAGTAAAGAACCCATCAATTTGTTGAGCTATGCCTTTGATATCTTTTACTGTGCTAATATTTTCTTTGATAAACGAAACTGATTTTTGAACAAGGGCAATGCCAGTAAGTATTTCCATCACTACCATGTGGCTACCTCACAAGTAAACCTATCATCATTATAATCATAGTTCCTGCTGTAACTATCATAATATGTTCAATGCGTTTAATGCGTAGTATTGTCTCTTTCCAGCGTTCCGAGCAAACTGCCTCGTGAGTGTCTAATTTTGCTTTTACTTGATTAGCGTTAACCATTCTTTATACTCCACTATATTTAGGCATATCAGCATTTGGAAATGTCTGACCTGCACTTGGCTTACCCTGTGATGTAAATTTCTGTGCATCACCATCACTTGATACTCCTGTTAGTGATACGACTGCTTCATCTCCACAGTTACTATGACTTTCTGATAACTTAAAAGTGTTGGTTGCTGTTGCTATTACAAAATACGTTGTATTATTTACTAAACCGCCAATAACTGCTGCATCTTCATCGTCAGAGTTAACACCTACCCTATAACAAACTTGCTCATCATTTACAAACCCATGCCCATTACTTGTAATTGTGTTAGCCGATGTGCTTACTATACTAGATGATGTTGCATCTATTTCTTTAGCTGTACTTGA